GAAGAGGCTCAAGGATTCGTCCATAATTGGAAAGATGTATTTCTATTTTTATGATCCGAAAACGAAAGATTCGATGCCATACTACGATAGGTTCCCATTGGTTATTCCAATAGAACGATACAAAGATGGATTCTTAGGGTTGAACTTACATTACATACACCCAAGGCATCGGATTAATCTATTGGACAAACTTAGTGAGATTGCATCCAACCGAAACTATAATGAGAGCACCAAACTGCGAATCAGTTATGGTTATCTCGCAGCAGCATCGAAAGCATTTGAAGCAACTCCATGTATCAAACGATATTTGTTCAGTCATGTGCAATCTCGTTTCTTAGAGATACATGCAGATGAATGGGATATAGCAGTTCTGCTGCCTATGGAATCCTTTGTGGGAGCAACAACAAGTAAAGTATTCACAGATTCAGAGGACAAATTTTAATGGCATTTTCACCAGACAACTTTTGGCATAACGCTAATAAAAAATTAGGTTTTGCAAAAACAAGTAGATTTTTAGTTAATATACCAATTCCACAAATTCTTACTGATTATGATGGTGAAACAACACGTTCATTACAACTGCAATGTGAAACTGCTGAATTGCCTGGTAAAAATTTGGTAACTCAAGATGTTAAAATTTATGGTCCAACATATAAAATGGCAACACATAAACAATATGCAAACGAAATATCTTTATCATTTTTATGTACAAACACAGGAATGGAAAGAAATGTTTTTGATGATTGGATAAATTATATCAACCCATCATTAACTAATAATATGAGATATCCTGGAGGAGTCGATGGTTACGTAAACTCTTACTTAACAAATATAACAATAACTCAATTCACAGAAACATTTAAACTATTTGATTATGATAGTCGGGAAAATTTTTCTCAACAAATAGCAACCGCAGGTCCTGGTGTGGTCAATACAGTTGTTCTAATTGATTCTTTTCCAATAGGTTATGCAGCACAACAATTAAATTGGGCTGATGATGGATTTCAAAGATTAACAGTACAGTTTGCTTACAATGGATTTGATAATTCTGGTGCGTTTAGTACAAGAGGTTCTTCATCAGAAATATCTGGAGATGCAAGAAACAACAATTTAGCATAAATTAAAAGAAACAAATAATTAATGGAGTTATACTATGTTACCAAAACTTGACGTACCAATTTATGATTTGACTTTACCTTTATCAAAGAGAAAAATTCAGATTAGACCGTTTCTGGTCAAAGAAGAAAAGATATTTTTAATGGCATCCGAGTCGGATGATGAAGAGTCAATATTGACTGCCATTAAACAGATTGTTAATAACTGTTGTTTGACTGAAGATATCGATGTTGAACTATTACCTATCTCGGATTTAGAATTTATTTTCTTCAATCTACGTGCTAGATCAATTGGTGAGGTAGTAGAACTAAAATATAAATGCAACAATAAAATTCATATGGGTGAAGAAATAAAAACTTGTGACAATATGGTTGAATTTGAAATTAATATTTTAGACATTAAACCAGAAATTTCTGAAAACCATAATAATAAAATTGAATTATCTGAAAATTTAGGTATTGTGATGAAATATCCTAATTTTAAATTAATTGATAAATTAAAAGATTTAAGTGAAACTGAAGTTATGATGGAAACCATTTTAAATTGTATTGATTACATTTATAATGATGATGAAATTTTTTATGCAAAAGATGTAAGCAAAAAAGAATTAGTCGAATTCGTAGAGGGAATGAATCATAAACAATTTTTGAATTTACAACAATTTTTTGAAACAATTCCAAAAATTACTAAAGACGTAGATTTTGAATGTGACAAATGTGGATATAAAGAGAAAATTGTTTTGGAGGGAATTCAAAATTTTTTCGACTAATCCTGCGACATGATAATTTAAAAAATTATTTTGAAACTAATTTTGCATTGATGCAACATCACAAATATAGTTTGAATGATTTGGATAACATGATGCCGTGGGAAAAATCGTTATATATTGATATGTTAATAGAACACATCAAAGAAGAAAATGAAAAAATAAAATTACAACAACAACAAAGATAAAATATGGCAACTTTTACAGAAGTATTAAGAGAACAAAGAAAAAAGGGCGAAGGTCTAGGTTCTTCACTAAAAACTGCTTTTAGTGAACGTGCCAAAGAACGACTTGATCCACGAAACTATTTGTTTAAAAAAAAGGGTCTTTTAACTGCTTTATTTCCTAGTCTAAAGGGATATCAGGCCAAAACTGGTGCGGAAAAAGCCGAAAAACTTAAAGACGAAAATTCTGGTAATTTAGGTAATGTTGAATCTATTTTAAATAGTGTTGATAGTAATTTGAATATGATAAAATCTCAAATGAGAATTGTGGCAAAAAATTCTATTGTTTTACCACAGATGGCACGTGATACAAATATTACGAGACAGAACATACAAAAATTACTTAAATCGTTGGGTGAAAAACCAACATATGATAATGACATGTTCTTTCAAAATAAAGGAAAAAGGGATTCACAATATAAAAATCAAACAAAACAAAAAAATCCTAAAGCACCAACTAAGGTTGTTGAAAACGCACCAGAAGTTTCAGGTGGAATAAAAGGTATTATTGAATCAGTGAGTACATCTTTTAAATCAGTGATTTCAAGTATGGGAAATGGATTAAGGGTTTTCGGTAGTTTTTTAAAAGAATCTGTTATTGGGTTGGGTCGATTAGCGGTAATGTTCGCACCTGAAGGTATGTTGGCATTAGGTCTAATTGCATTAGGTGTCACTATTTGGAATTTAGTTGATCGATGGGAAAATTGGCATCCATTCGGTGGTTCTACACCACCAGCTAATACACCCAAATCAGGTCAAAGATATGGTCCACGTGGAGAATTACTTCCTCCCGCCAATCCTCCTGCCAATCCTCCCGCCAATCCTCCCGCCAATCCTCCCGCCAATCCTCCTAAAAATGAAGAGGGATTTCAAAAATCGAATTTACCAGGATTACAAAAAGACGACACTGCTAAATTAAAAGAAGGTCAAGTTAGCGCTCTAAATTCAACACTAGACAAAGATAAATTGTATACTGTATCTGGGTCTAACCGAACTATAACATCCACAGAACTTGAAAAAAGACGAAAGGGTGAAAGTTTAATTAATGATAGGGGTGGAATTAATTTTAGGGCTTTAGGTAACAACATTGGTGATTTTTTAGGATTTGATTCTTCAAAAAAATCCACTAATATTAGAGGAATGGAAGGTTCAGTAACTAAACCACCATCATCTGCACCGATAAAAGTAGAACCAGCACCAGTGCCAGTAGCACAACCAATAAGTAAAATCCTGCCTATGAAATCCGCAGAATCTACTCAGGGAGGTTCTCACGAAGAAGGCATAGAACTCCTTGTGCAAGCAGCGATTAAAGATCAATCTAAAGATTCACGCATGAGCAAAATAAGTGCATTTAACGACCAGTATCATCAGGATAAAGCACCTGGAAGTAAACATGTTCGGGGATTGGCATCAGATATTACTCTCGAAGGGAATTTTAGAGATTACAAAAAACAAACATCTCCTGATTGGATGGCTGCTAAACGAGATAGGGATGCAATTATAGACTTGGCGAGTGATGCAGGAGTAACTTTAGCACCAAGCAATTATGAATACAATAGAGGTTCATATGACGGTTATGCTGAAATTGAAACTCCCTATACGCATGATGCTACTGGAAATCATATTCATGTAGAATTTAAAGATAAACTTGTTGCAAAAAAATATGCAGATTGGGCAAAAGAAAATTTAAATTTAACTCCATCCACAAAAGCAAAATCATCATCAACAACACCAGTAGCACCAGCACCAACAACATCAGCACCAGCAGCATCCTCTTCAACAACAGCACCAGTAAATCAAGTGATTGATGCGAAAGAACAGTGGAGAAGAAAACGATTACAAATGGAACAAGAGCTTCGAAAAGAACTTAATATAGATGGAAAGGCTCCAATAATTATGGATAATAAACAAACTGTTAATAATATTAATAGTGGTGGTGGTGGAGGTGGAGTTTCTTTGGCAGTGGCATCTGCTGGAGTATACGATACTGCTTTAGATTGGTATTTCCGTCAACAATTAGCATAAGAAAAACCCCACACTAGGTGGGGTTCTTTTTGTATACTACTGAGTTAATTTACTCAGTCGTTTTCTGCTAGTGACCTGAAGTATTCCAAGTCCTCATCTTCATCTAAGTTTGGTGCAGCAGCAGATGCCTTCGGTGCAACAAAAGTATCTTCTGCCTTAGTCGTTACTGGTGCAACACCATCCAGACCAAGAACCTTATCCAACTTTGCTTTCAACACATCATAGGATTTGAATTGACTTGGATCAACAAACTCTTTGAGTGAGTATTCTTTCTTCCACAGTGCTTCCAACTTCTTGTCATCACCATCAAGTAACTCGGATGGTTTGTCGAACTCAGACTTGTCGTAGTTGCGATAACCTTCGACTTGACGAATCTTAATCTTGAAGTTAGCACCTGCCCAAAAGTCAAAAGGATTGAGTGGTGTCTCATCGGCAAACTCTGGATTCATTGCTTCCGAGATTTTGTCGAAGATTTTCTTACCAAACTTATACAGTTTGATTTGACCTTCATTCTCTGGATGCTTTGGATCAGATACAATCAGAATGTTTGCGATGTATGTCAAACGGCGTTTCTGCTTACGTGCGATTTCTTTGTTTGCTTCAATACCCGAATTCCACAGCACAGAGTTATACTCCGATACAGGGTCTTTTTGATTGAGAGTGGTCAACGAGTTCTCGATGTACCAACCACCTGGTCCTTGGAAACCATGATTCCAATAACGAACCCACGGTAATGCTTCATCACCATCTACTGCGGGTGCTGGCAGAAAACGAATCACTGCCATACCATTACCTGCTTTGTCTACTT